TGGGCATGTAGTATTGCTTGGTCTTGAATAGTGGCCTTTGTGCGACACGTGCCCCGAGTCGCCGGAGGCCCAGGCATGTCAAAAATAGAGAAGGGCTTTGATGTTCAGGTTAAGGCTCCTAAAGACCCAGATCCTACCAAGCAGCAGCTGGTATTCCGGATCAGCACCGGATCCGTTGACCGTATGAACGACACGGTGAACCCGAAAGGGTTCACGAATTTGGCGAAGGCCGGCGGTCTGCCGTTCCTGTGGGCGCACGATGCAACCCTGCCGCCGATCGGGAAAATCGTAAAGGCGTGGCAGTCCGACGGCGCTGTGGATGCCTTGGTCGAGTTCACTCCGCCGGACATGGACCATCCGCTCGGGCGGGGTTTCGGAGCAAACGTGTACAGGATGTACACGACCGGGTTCCTGAACAGTGTGTCCATTGGTTTCCGGGCCATGAAGTGGAGGCGCGCAGAAGACAGAGACGATAACGGGATCGACTTTTTGCAACAGGAACTTCTGGAGACCTCCGCTGTGCCTGTCCCAGCGAATGCAGAAGCAACTGTTCAGATCCCGAAAAAGTCTCTGGATGCCGTGAAGAGTTGGGCTGAGTCCAGGCTGGTTTCAGCAAGCTCTGACTGGGTACACCGGGATTCCCTGGCGACCTTCGCGAAAGCGCTCAGCGAATGTTCGTTCAGCGAAGATGTCCCAGAGGAAACTCCCGAGGAAGCCCCCGAGGAAGCCCCCGAGGAAACCAATGGCGTGCCCGACACGCCTGAGACGAAAACCGCAGTGAGCGATCCTCCCCAGGAGCCTGCTCCTGCACTCTCGAGAGAGGATGTCGTCTCCATCGTGCGGGAGGTCCTTGCTGCGCAAGAGCGCAAGCCTGCTCCGGAAGAGCCTGTTCCGGAAGAGCCTGCGGTAGGCGAAGAAGAAGAAATCGACGAAGATCAGGTCAAGAGTGTCTTGACCGATGTCATCAAATCGGTCGTTGCCGAAACGGCCAAAGCATATGCGGGCCGGCTGTAGGGCCGTTCCGGAGGACTCAACATGAAGAAAGAGGAACTCGAGGCTCTGGTGCGGGATATCGCAGGCCCGGTTATCCAGGAGCAGTTTTCGGAATCAATCCGCAAGGCGCAAGAGGCAGCTCTTGGCAACCGCCCTTCGGGTATCGCTGACACGGAGACCCGTCAATTTAGCGGCAACCGGGTAGGTAGGGGCAAGAGCCTCGATGAGCTGAGCACGGACGAGCGCAGTCTCTTGGCCGCTCGCTGTGTGCGCTACCATCTGGCGAGCCGCGGCGATCAAGACAACGCCTTGCGGAGCGCGAAGGCGAACAAGGACGAGTTGATCGTTGAGGCCTGGGAACGCGCTATGGGAGATCATTACCTCAAGGCGCTCAATACCGATGCGCTCAGTACCGGCGGGGCTCTGGTTCCGCCTGAGTTCGCTTCTGGGATCATCGAGCTTCTGCGAGCCAAGACCGCAGTCCGTGCCCTCGGCGCCACTGTGATGCCTATGAACAGCGGATCTCTGACGATGACCTTTCAGGACACGGCATCGTCCAGCGCATACGTCGGTGCGCAGGGAGACAACATCGTTGCCTCTCAGCCGAGTGTCGGGCAGTTGCATTTGCACGACAAGAAGCTGGCGACCTTGGTGCCCATCTCGAACGATGTGCTGCGAAACGGCGGCCCCGCTGCCGATCGTCTTGTCCGGGACGACATGGTGCAGTCGCAGTCACTCAAAGAGGACATCACCTTTATTCGCAGCGACGGGACTTCTGGTGAGCCCCGCGGCATGAAGGATTGGGCGAGCACCACGTACGCGGCCAACGGCACCGTCAACCTGGCGAATGTGACCATCGACGCCAGCCGCGCCATCCGCGAGCTCGAGGATCTTGATGTCCCGCTCGTGAGAGCTGGCTGGATCATGAACCCCACCACCAAGTGGGGCTTGGCTAATGCTCGGGACGGGAACGGCAAATACGTTTGGCGCGAGGAAATCCTGGATGGTCGTTTCCTGGGTTATCCATACGCATCGACTACTCAGCTGCCGAGCAACCTCGGTTCCGGTAGTGACGAGTCTGAGCTCTACTTCGCCGATTTCTACTCGTTGATCATCGCTGAGAACGAGAGCATCATGGTCGACGCCATGCCGGGCGCATCGTATCACAACGGTTCGGCCGTCGTGTCAGGTTTTTCTCGAGACGAAACAGCCTTCCGCGCCATTTCTCTGCACGATTTCGGCGCCCGCCAACGCGGGAAAGAAATCGCTGTGGTGACGGGTGTCAAGTGGGCGAGCATCACCTAAGGAGCTGAGAGCAAATGTCTGTCTACCCAAAATCCGACATCGGTGCATCCCTCGTGGGTGTCCAGGCAGCGACCATCGGTGCCACGCAGGTCGCCGGCGGTGCTGGTGATGCCACGAAGGTCACCGGCACTACGATCAACCGCAAGGGCGCCATGAGCTGCACCCTCGTAATCACCGGTACTGCGACGCTGCAGGCGACCAAGACCCAGTCTTTCGCTGTGGAATACCAGACCAGCACCGACGGCTCTACGTGGGCCACTGCCGTGGCTATGCAGGCCAGCACCGTCGCAGCCACTGGAGACACTGGCGGGTCTACCGAGACCTATGCGGTGGAACTTGATCTCCTGCTCAAGGGCAAGCCCAAGTACATCCGATTCAACGTCACTCCGGACTTGGATGCAGCGGACACCGACACGGCCGTATGGTCAGCAGCTTGCGTGCTCGGTGGCTACGATACCATCCCCGCGTCCCAGGCCTCGAGCTAAGGAGAAAACGATGGCTGCCAAGAATGTTGTCCCGGTCAAGTTCCGCGGACGTTTCAGAAACTACTATCCCGGCGATGTTGCTGGTTTTGGCCCCGAGCTAGCTAGTCAGATCGTGAACTCGAATCTGGCTAGTTACGTTCACAAGGCCGACGCAAAGGCTGCTCCCCCAGCGGAGGGGCCGAAGCAAGAGCCAGAGCAAGAGCCCGAGCAGGAAGAGGAGCCCCGTGTGCGCAGGGGGTTTTCTCGACGAAGGACGACGGAAGGGTAACCTCCGTCAGGTGGCAGCCCGGCGGGTACGGGTTTTCCCGTACCCGTTTGGGCTTCTCCCAGGCTAACGAAAATGCTAGCTGACAACGCACTGACGACCCCCAAGGAGCTCCGGGAAGAGCTCGGCATTGGCTCAGAAACTCGGCCGAGTCTGGTTGTTCGTTGTATCAACACGGCTAGCAACATGATCGAAAACTACTGCGACACCACATTCGGCTATGAAGCCGCCAGGGTCGAGAAGCAGGCCGGCTATGGCAGGCCCTTGATGGTCTTGGGCAAGGCCCCTGTGTTGTCTGTGGCGTCTGTGACATACGACGGGCAGACGATCCAATCGTCGGACTATGAAATCCAGGACGCAGAGGCCGGGCTGTTGCGAAATGTCTCTGGTGCGTGGTGTTGGACGGCTGCGATACAGAGCGGGATCACGTACACCCCCGCCCCCGGCACTGAGCGAAAACTGTACGAAGTGACCTATTCGTGCGGGTACGTCACCCCGGCGAAGGCTGCTGATCTAGGGCTCGACAGAACATTGCCCTACGATCTCGAGGACGCCTGCATTCTGCTGGCGGCGATGAGGTATCATACGGCGGGAAGGGACCCTACGCTGGCGGCTGTCAAGCTTTTGTCCCACTCTGAGAGTTACCGCAACAGCGCGCATAGTTCGAGCATGCCGCCCCGGGTTGTGGAAATTTTGGACAAGTACAAGAGATGAGCATCCGGGCCTACATGGTAGACACCGTCACCGTAGTGAGCGTGGCAGGCCGGTCGAATGCAGGAGACCCTGTGTTCGGGCCACAGCGAGAGATCTCGGCCCGGGTGGAGGACGGTGGCTACCTACAGCGCGACTCTGACGGCAATGAGCTGCAGGCGCAGCACGTACTGGCTACTGAGGACGAGATCAAGATCACCGATCGTTTGTGGCTCCCAGGAGACGACACCTCGGATTTCAGCGCATCCCGCAGGCCTTTGACCGTTCGGTACGCCAGAACACGGACGGGCACTGACGGACACTACGAGGTGTCGCTGTGAGTCTTAAATCCACA